CGCGTGAAAATCCCTGATAAGGTTAGGCCTTTTTATATTGTATCTCTATATCAGTACTTGATGTCTGTAATGTTGTTGAAGCCACGTCAAACAATTGAGCGGGGTCGAGTAATAAAGATAGGCTTAAATTTTTGGTGGGGTGGAGCAATGGCATTTGGGATGAGTATGGGTTTTGACGATCCAAATGTTGTCTTTGAAGATGGTGATTTTAAGCATTTGGATTCAACCATTCATATGATATTGCTTATGCTGTATGTGACGCAAGCTGCAGTATATTTTGATTGGACAACTATGGGATCAAATACAGCGATGCTCCTTCGAGCATTTTTTAGAATTTGTGCTGAGCGATTGGCAATAAAGGTTACTCATATATTTGCTACAATTTGGAGAGTAATTTATGGTGGAATGCCATCTGGGGCATATGAGACATCTCATGGGGATTCGTGGATAATAGCATTTTTATATTTTTTGTATGTTGCGCAAGTGATTAATCAGCATCCAGAAAGAGCAGCTCAAATTCGTGAATTGTATCGTCTTCGACGCTGTGGGATAGTTGTATATGGTGATGATCACGTGCTATATACACATAAAGATGTTCATGATCTAATAAATGAGAAAGGGTTCGCGGCATTTGTTAAATCTTTTTGGGGCATGCAAATACGAGATGCACATAGGGCTAATTTTTTGACTATTCCTGATCGTTATACAGGTAATATTCGTACAGCGGGAATAGTGTTTTTAAAACGATATTTTGTGCACAGGAAAGATGTGTTTTCTCCCAATCAGATACGGAAATATAAGATGGCTGCAATTTTACCATATCGTCCTCTTAATGCATTGGTAGTTAAATATGCTTATGGAAAGGCTGAGGAGAAGTCTATTGTTGAATATTGTGTATCAGCAATAGGCATGGCCTATGATACGCAAGGGACAAATAAAGTGGCGTATGATTTTTGTCGTCACATGTATGAGAGTTTGTCTCGAACAATAGATGGTAATGTAATTGCAATCTTGGAAGCTCACATTCGTAAGAAATGTGAGAGTGGTCAAGACGCATATATAACTCGATTAATGCGTACAGCAAATGTAACTATCGACGAGATGGTCCAAGGATTTCCAACTTGGAGAAGCTTGAAACAGCGGCATGTTATGAATCCAAATATAGTTCGTACTGGTCAAATAAAACCTGAAATACCTCTTTATCAGTACTAATTTTGAAAAGAAAAATCTTTACCGAGTGTGGTTTCTTAAAACAGTG